CATCTGCAACTACTAACTCTGCAGTTTGTGTTTTAGATTTCGGAGCAGATAAAACAGCTACTTCAGGTACGTTTACAGTTCAGTTTCCAGCACCAACATCAACAGCAGCGATTTTAAGAATCTCTGGTTAAATAGGAGGTAATCTCCTATGGCATCAGGAACTTGGAATACTGGCTCTTGGGGTCAAAATCAATGGAATGATAATGCGAATCCAACGCCTATTCCTACAGGCTTTGGCATGTCTGCAGCACTTGGCAACGAGTCAAGTTCAACAGAAATTAATTTAGGTTGGGGTAGACAAGAATGGGGTCTTCAAGGTTGGGGTATTGCCGGCACAACTATTCCTACAGGAATTTCTGCAACATTTAGTTTAGGAAGTGTTACTACATCAGCGGATGCTAACACAGGTCCATCCACAAATAATAATCAAACATTAACAACAGGTCTTGGAAGCGTAACCGCTTTTGGTTTAGCACAAGTTACACCAACAGGATTTTCACTTACAAATAATTTAGGAACAGCTGATGCTGGTCCTGATGCTATGGCAACAGGTGACGCTGTTGTTGCAAGTCTTGGTACAGTAGAAGCATTTAATAATGAAGGTTGGGGTAGACTCCAATGGGGTATAAATGATTGGGGTGACGCAAATGAATCAGTTCAAGCAGCTGTTTCTGGAATTGCTATGACAGTAGCTTTAGGATCTCCAACAGAAATTACGGGTGATGCAACTATTGTTGCCAATACTTTAAATGTAGCACAATTAACTTTAGGTGTTGTTGACCCTGCACCGGACGCAGCAGTAACTGGAAACTTTATGATAGGTGCTTTAGGTACTTTAGGGTTCCAAGGAGATGTTGCACCAACTGTAACAGGTTTTGGATTAAGCGCTAGTTTAGGAAGTGTTATAGCAGTTCCTGGTCAAGATATTATACCTACAGGTTTTCCTTTATTATCTAGAGTTGCTTCTGTAACTGCTTTTACAGACATTACTGCAACTTTTAACGGTTTTGGGTTGACTACAACAGTAGGAAATGGTAATGCTCTTGTCTGGAACGACGTAAACACAGGTTCCGCTCCAATAGATCCTCCAGGCTGGAGAGAAGTCGTTGCATAAAGAGTTTGACACTAACTCTTTATTTTTATAAAATAAACGATATAAGGAATTTAATATGGCGAATTCAACATCAGCAAATTTAAAACTTACAGTACAAGCAACTGGAGAAAATTCAGGAACTTGGGGACAAATTACAAATACTAACCTTTTAATCTTAGAACAAGCTATTGGTGGTTTTACTACTTTTAATATTACTAATGCTGCTAGATCTTTAACTTTTACTAATGGTGCTTTATCAAATGGTAAAAATGAAGTTATTAAATTAACAGGGACTTTAGCTTCTAACTTAACAGTAAGTATTCCAAACTCAGTTGAAAAAACTTATTTAGTTGAAGATGCATGTAATCATGCCGGAAATACTTTAACTTTTAAAACTGCATCTGGAACAGGTGTACTTTTATGTGAAGGAAATAATTATACATTATATTCTGATGGAACTAATGTTGTAAAACTCCATGAACAAAGAAACTGGAGAGCAGTATCAGCAGCAGAAACAGTTCAAGCTGGTGCTAAACTTTTAGTAAATACAAATGGTGGAGCAGTTACAGTAACACTTCCCGCATCACCGGCTACTGGTGATGAAGTACATTTTGTAGATCAAGGTTATGATTTCAATACTAACGCATTGACTGTTGGTAGAAACTCTTCTAATATAGCTAATGCAGCATCTGATCTTGTAGTTAATACTCAAGGTGCAGCTTTTTCATTAGTATTCTCAGGAGATGCTACAACAGGATGGACTTACACGGAGAAATAATATGTCAAATTACGAAGCAACAAAATACGATTTTTCAGGAGCAAACCTTACAGGTATCGAGGGAATTCCTACAGCAACTATTGTGCCGTGGTCTTCAGCATCAGTGCCAACAGGTTTCTTAGAGTGTAACGGTCAAGCAGTTTCAAGATCAACTTATTCTGCGTTATTCGCAATTGTAGCTACAACTTATGGATCTGGAGATGGTGCATCTACTTTTAACGTTCCAGACTTACAAGATAACGTAGCAGTTGGAAAATCTAACAATAAAGCTTTAGCATCAACAGGTGGAGCAAACACTGTTGCAGTTGCAGCTAGTGGAAACGTTGGTGGTTCAACAGCTAATGCAACTTTATCAACATCACAACTTGCTTCTCACAGTCACAGTGCGGGACCACTAGGTAATTTTTCACCTGGAGCTCCAGCATCTGGTCCCACTAGATCACCTAATTCACCTGGTAATCAAGTTACAGGAAATACAGGTTCTGGTAGTGGTCACTCTCACAACATGAGTGCAACTTTTTCAGGGGACACAGCAAATCCTTCTGTATTACAACCTTATTTAACAATTATTTATATTATAAAAACTTAGGAGAAATTATGGCAACAAATGGAAAATGGGTAGTAGTATTTGATGACAAGCGTGTTGTTAAAAATTATGATGAAGGTGCAAGTGAAGCAATTGGTTACGATATTTCTGACGATTCCCTTTGGAACCAAAGTAAATATTCTAACATTTGGGCAATCCACTATGAAAATACAGTTGAAAGTGATCAAGTAGAATATAGAGATGATACTCCCCACTCAAGTCTTGCAGCAGCAAACTTAGGTGATTTTCAACCTTTTATAGATGGGTGGGATGCTGCTCATTTAACTCAGTTACAATCTGATTGGGATAATAATAATGTAGTAGATGAAAATGGTGTTTCTACAGAAACAGAAGCTGAAAAAATTGCTAGATTAGGTGCCAGACCTACTTCTTATTCTTCATAATCTTCAATAAATATACTCGCAGAATATCTTTTTAAATTTTTAACTCCACTTCTATGAGGTGAGTGCATCCAATTGGATGGAAACAAAATAGCTCTATTTTCTCTAAATCCAACATGTATATCTAATTCACCTTTTGTATAAAAAACAGTTCCATTTGTAACTGCTGTTGGACCTTTTAACATAACAAAAGCATTTATTTTTGCATTATCAGTGTGTGGTTTAAAATGATCTAAATTTCTAATATCTATTCCACTATGTGTTACTTTATTTATTTTTATTTTAAATTTTTTTTCTATTTGTCTAACAAAAGTGGTAAACAAATTTATATCATCTTCTAAATTAAATCTATCTCCGTAATGACTTTCTTTATTTCTTTTTTCAGCATTTTCAAAATATTGAGGAATAAAGTTTAATTTAGTAGTAATATGATTTTGAATATTTAATAATAATTTATCTTCAAAAAAATTATCTATTATTTTTATCATCCTCTTAACATCAGCCAAGAAGTTAAAATATATTTTTCTCCAGAAAGAGGTGGATTGCCTCTATGCAAATATGGAAAGGCTGCGGGCCAAATAACTATTCTACCTTTTTTAGGTTTAACTCTTTTAGAAAAATGTAAAAATTCTGTTTCTCCTCCTTCTTCAACATCATTTAAATATATAGAAAAAACAAAAGCCCTTGATTCATTTTCACGACCCTTACCGTGTTCTATATGCCAAACATGATAACCTTCTGTTGGTAAAGTTTTTTGTATCTTTAAATCTGTAAAATGAAAAGGAACTCCGTAAGCATCAGAAGCTCCTACATTTTTTACATAATGATTCCATGCCATGTCAAAATTTACCATCATTGGTTTTAATGATTCCCACCAAACATCAACGTTGTTGGGAGCTGCAAAAAATTGTTGATCTTGTTTTTGTGTAACAGGAGATTGTTCAAAAGCTAGTCTGTTAACAGTGTTATTAAATTTATTTTGTTGTTCAAATAATTTAATTGCTTTATTACATTCTTCTTTAGTAATATAATTATCATATGTACCAATAAAATTGGTTATATTTACTGTTTTTTCTATCATCTTTGTTTCCCTGTTGTTTTAAAATAATTATCATAAGCATGATGTGTAAATGGACCTTTTTTATTTACATAATGTAAGAATACTTGAGCCATACCTTTCCCTTTATATATTCCAGGACGCCAATGTTTTTGATCACAACCAGCATATAACACAGCATCTCCTTCCTCTAATTCAAATGATGTACCTTCAACTACAATAGGCCAGTTATCATATTTTTTTATACAAGCAGTAACAGATATCTCACAAGATGGTCTATCTACATGTTTTTTTAAAGTTCCACCGAATACATAATATCTCCAATAAGCGTAAGTAGGAAATAATTCTAGATTAGATTCTTTTTCCACAGTAGATAGTTTTGTATCTAATAAAGCATTCATTAAAGAATCATTATGCCATGCAGGAGAAAACGATTGAATATCTATTTTGTAATCTCTGTTTGCATCTAATTTATTGTAACAATATCTTTGATACACATTTAATTCTTCTTTTGAAAAGAAGTTTTTTATTAATTTATAATTCACTGCAGCCATGCTACTATACTATACCTTGTCCCTTTCGTAATAGGTTGAATACTATGAGGGTACATAAAATTACTTGGAAAAAATACTATTGATCCTTTATCTAGTTTTAATTTTTTAATTTCTTTTTCTTTTTGATCTGTAAAAATTAAATTTCCTCCTTCGTAATTATCATTTAAATTCATAATGACACTAAGAGATCTAGGATTATTAGAATAACTGTCTGTATGTATTTCGTATTTTCCACCTATATCATATTTTAGTAAATCTATTTGATTTACCTTATTATTTTCTATTTGAGGAAATTTTGATTTATAATAAAAATGAAGTCTTTCTATTTCTTTTTTGATATAATTCCAATAAAACAAATTAGTAGGTGTATTAAAATTTAAGGTATATCCATTAACATTTCTTATATCAGTCTCTGTCCCAAATGTAACAGGCAACTTACTTTTAGCTTTTTCTTTTGTTAAAGATATTATTTTATCTGTAAATGCAGGAGGAATTATATTTTTTATCTCAACAATTGCTTCTAAATGGTCCATAATTATACTTCTTTCATTATTATAAAAATTATCATAAACAGTCCCTACTGTAAAGTTTACCTAACTCCGGTAAATAAAGATAATTACACATTTTTTGATTTTCAGGTGAAACAAGAGTTTTTGCAGCGTGGAACCCATCATTTACTAATGGTAATCCTGCTAAATTAAATGAAGTATTTAACAATATTGGAACACCCGTAATTTTATAAAAAGCATAAATAAGGTTATAGTAATGAAAATTATGTTCTTTTTTTAAGGTTTGAACTCTACATGTTCCATCAACATGAGTTATTCCTGGAATATCTTTTTTATTTTTTACTTTAAATACATAAGACATAAAAGGTGTTTCATCTTTTGATTTTAAATCAAACCAATCATTTCTATGCTCATATAAAACTGTCCCTGCAGTGGGTCTAAACCACTCTCTATTTTTTAATAAATTTATTTTTTCTTTTGCAAATAAATCTCTTGGGTCAAATAAAAAAGATCTGTTTCCTAAAGCTCTTTTTCCTAATTCATTTCTTCCTTGATAAATAGCAATTATATTTCCCTCGGCAATAATATCAGCGATATCATTATAATTTACATTTTTTGATTTTCTATTAACAAAATGAGAATAATCCGCAGGATCTCCTAGATACAAATTATTGAATTTTTCATTAACATATTCTTTTTTATTTAGCTCAAACAAAGCTGCACCCACTGATATTCCACTATCATCTGCAAAAGGATCTACATATAAATTAGAACAAATATCTAATATTTTTGAATTAACAACTGTGTTTTGAAACACACCACCAGAAACACACAAATTTCTTTTCTTATCTTTTATAATATTTTTTACGTATTGTAATATTACTTTTTCAGTGCTTTTCTGAAGTAGGCTTGCCGCTTTTAATTTATCGTATTTTTTTAATTCATACAGTAGTGATAAATCAACTGCGAAATGATTATTATTGTTTGTAAAAAAATTGTCTTGTTCAAAATTTGAATAGGATGATAAACCCATTAAAGATCCTGGTTCTTTCATTTTAAATATTTTTACTAAATGTAAAAAAGAATTTCCTATACTTAAAGTGTTTATTGATGTTTCCTTTTTGTTTAAAATTTTTTCTTTATTGTTTTTGTAAAGTTTAAATATTGTTTTATATTTATTTTTTTTAAAATAATAACAACTAATTATTTCATCTCCTTTATTTTCATAATAGTGGCCAGAGCCATCAGCAACTAAAACATAACTTTCATTAAAACCTGATTTATAGTAAGCAGCACACGCATGAAAAAAATGATGTTCATTATATTTTTTCAAAACATTATATGTAACATTATATTTTTTTAAATAATGTTTTAATACTTTTGAATTCGGATCTTCATTAGTTATATTGGCGTAAATTATTTTTTCAATATGTTGATTTTTATATTTTTCTATAAGGGCTTCCATATTCGAACTTCGTTTTTTTTCATCTAATCTTTCTGCTTCTTGAACATAAAATATTTTTTTGTCTCTAATTTCACACACTGAAGAGCTATGGGAATCGTGAAATGCTACTATTCTATTCATTTATTTTATTCTTTATGTTACTTTCATTCTCTGTAAAACTAATATATAACACAATTATGGCCTTAAAAAAAGTAGATTTTGCACCTGGTTTTAATAAACAAAGCGTACCTTCGGCTCTTCCTGGACAATGGGTAGATGGTGACTTTGTACGTTTTAGATATACCGCACCTGAAAAAATAGGTGGCTGGGAACAACTAACTGCTGCATCTTTAACTTTACCAGGAGCAGCAAGAGCACAATTAACTTGGACCTCTTTAGCAGGTGAAAAATATGCAGCCATAGGAACTTCTCAAGGTTTGTTTTTATATTATGGTAATGATTTTTTTGATATTACGCCGTTAGATACAGCGATTACTGGATGTACTATAACAACTGTTAGTGGTTCAAATACTGTAACTATAAATAAAGGATCTCACGGTTTAGCTAAAGGAAGGTATGTAACATTATCTAGTGTAACAGTTACAGGTGCATCTGATTTTACAGCAGCAGAATTAGAAAAGGTTTATGAAATACAAACAACTCCAGATGTAGACAAGTTTACTATATTAGCTTCTAGAAATGAAGGAGGCTCAGGTATGACTGCAGCTGGTGCTGCAACTGTTAACCCTTATGTTGAAGTAGGTCCTACTTTTCAAACTGCAGGTTATGGTTGGGGTACAGATTTATGGGGATCTAGCACATGGGGAACTGAAAGTGCAACTAGTGATGTAATTTTAGATCCAGGAAATTGGAGCCTTGATAATTTTGGTCAAGTATTAGTTGCAACTATACTTAATGGTAAAACTTTTACGTGGAATGCTGGAGCATCAGGAGCTCGAGGTATTCGAGCATCATTAACTACATCAGGTTTTGCAACAGGTAACAATCCTACAGCCAGCAGATTTACATTAGTCTCAGATCGAGACAGACACTTATTTCATTTCGGAACCGAAACAACTATTGGAGATACAACAACTCAAGATCCTATGTTTGTAAGATTTTCTAATCAAGAAGATTTAAATACTTATTTACCAACTGCTACTAACACCGCAGGAACATTTAGACTTGATACTGGTAATGAAATTAGAGCCGCTCTTCAAGGTAAAGATTATGTTTTTGTTTTAACAGATAACGCTGCTTATGTAATTCAATTTGTAGGTCCTCCCTTTACTTTTAGTGTTAGACAAGTTGGTACAAACTGTGGATGCATAGGACAACATGCAGCTTCTTATGTCAATGGCGCTATATATTGGATGTCTAATGAAGGTGGGTTTTTTATGTATGATGGTACTGTAAAAGCCTTACCTTGTTTAGTAGAAGACTTTGTATTTACAACACAAAATGGAAATTTAGGTCTTAATTTTAATTCCTCTGATGTAATTTTTTCTGCACCAAATTCTTTATATACTGAAGTAAATTGGTTTTATCCAAAAAATGGATCAGAACAAATAGATAGATGTGTAACTTACAATTATCAAGAAAATGTTTGGACTACTTCATCATTAGATAGAACTACTTACGCTGATCAAGGTGTATTTGACAAACCTTATGCAACAGATTACGAATCTACAACCACTCCAGTGTTTCCAGATATTTTAGGTATTACCAATTTATATGGAGCGTCTATCTACTACGCTCATGAAGTAGGAAATGATCAAGTTAATAGTTCAGGCAGAAGCTCAATTAATGCTTTTATTAGATCTGGAGATTTTGATATTGATGATGGAGAAATATTTATGTCGATGAGAAGATTTATGCCAGATTATAAATTTTTAGTAGGTAATTCTAAAGTAACTTTATTTATATCGGATTACCCTTCAGATGCTCAATCAAGCTCACCTTTAGGTCCCTTTACAATAACTTCTACCACTGATAAAGTGGACACTAGAGCAAGAGGAAGATTACTATCTTTAAAAATAGAAAACGATGCTGCAGGTGAAACATGGCGTTATGGTAGTTTTAGAATGGATGCTCAACCAGACGGGAGAAGATAATGACAAAAAGATTAAACATTAAAAAAGCAATTAAGAAACCAGGTTCTTTAAGAAAAGCTTTAAATATTAAAAAAGGTGAAAAGATACCTTTAGACAAACTAAATAAGGCAGCTAAAGCTAAAGGTAAATTAGGTCAACGAGCTCGTTTTGCTAAAACATTAAGAAAAATAAATAGAGCGTAATGGCTAAACTAACTAACTATATACCTGAACCTAAACAAGAATATGACGCAGAAAATCAAAGACAAATTATTGAGTCAATGACTACAATGAAACAACAACTTAATTTTTCTTTTCAAGAAGATTTAAAAAATGAACAAGACGCTTTTAATTATTTTTTATCATGACAATACAATATAAAAACGCATCTAAAATATTAGACGGAACGGCTATGACAACTCTTTTAACTATATCTACGTCCGCTATAGCTATTATAAAATCTGTATATGTATCCAATAACAGCACAGGAGCTGTATTAGTTAATTGTGATCTAAGAGATTCATCTGCTAGTACAGATGTAGAATTTTTTAGAAAAGACATACCTGCTACAAGCACAGTCAATGCCACAGAACAGGGGTTGAATTTAGAAGCAGGAGATGCTATAAAAGCTCAAGCAGAAACCGCTAATAAACTTGAAGTAGTAGTTAGTTATGCGCTTATAAACAGAGAGAATGAAAACGGATAATATACATAAAATAGATTGTACAACGATAACAATTTATAGAAACACAAAAACAGGCAAAACGTCTAAAGAGAAAGTAGAGGGTCCTGATATTGTAACCGATGTTACAGTTCACGTCTCACCGAAAGGATTGGATGTTTTCCAGAAAGTTATGAATGAAAATAAGAAACCAAAGCCCTAAAGGTGGAACTGAATTACAACTAGGTTTTTTACATCAATACGTAGATAAAAATTTATTAGATCAAGTACAAATTTGTACTAGCGTACCGGGTAAAGTTCCCATTGATCCTAATAAACTTAATATACTTTGGCAAAAAAATTCTTACGATCAACCGAATTTATATCCGTGGTTTAAAGATAAAGCTAATCATCACAAATATGATTGGTATGTTTTTAATTCTCATTGGAATTATGAAAAATTTAGAATGATGTTTGGTATCCCTACTGAAAAATGTGTGGTTATTAAAAATGGAGTTGAGAAAATAAAACAATCTCCACATTATGAAAAGGGTAAACCTATTAAAATAATTCATCAGAACACACCCTGGAGAGGATTATCTGTTTTACTTGGTGCAATGCAATTAATTAAAAACCCGTTAATTACTTTAGATGTTTATTCTTCCTGTGAGGTATACGGTAAAGAGTTTCATGAACAAAATGATTTTAATTATAGAGCATTATATGACCAAGCTGAGTCTTTATCTAATGTAAATTACATTGGTTATAAACCAAATGAATATATTAGAGAACATTTACCAAATTATAATATGTATGTTTATCCTAGTATCTTCGAAGAGACTTCTTGTATTTCTTTATTAGAAGCAATGTCTGCGGGACTATATAGTATTGTAACCGATTATGGAGCTTTGTTTGAAACAGGAGCAGAGTTTCCAATGTATATTCCTTATGACAGTAATTACAAAGCGTTAGCAGAAAAGTTTGCCTATGGTATTTCTGCCGCTGCAGAAACTTTACACGAGCCGCAGATACATAGTCATTTAACCACTCAAGCTAATTACACTCAGATATATTATTCTTGGCCTAAACAAGCTGCTTCGTGGAAAA